ATCACGGTCACCCGGCCAACGTCTTGATCAATTTTATCAGAGCCGATATCGGCTGCCAAAATAGTGTACTCTTTCGTTTCTTTAAGAACGTAGCCAACAGAACGGACTTCGGGCGGTTTGATTTTGAGTGCGTCTTCAAGTTCTAACCAACCCGATTCCATTTCATAGGCATCTAACCATTTAATTTCATACAGTTCATACCTGGAATTAGTTTTAGTTTGGGAAGAATTTCTTTGCCTCGCTCTCCTTTTACTTGAGCGGACCACCTTTCGTCCCCTGATAAAATACCGTATGATTCTAGACCACATTTATTAAAACCTCTCATGGTTCCTTGTTTTACTGACTCCCATTCTATATCATCACCAAACATCATTCCACCGTCTTTTATCTTGGGCCACCAATTGACAATGTCGTCTTCCACTGCTTCCATGGTATGCGCCCCGTCCACAATCACCCCGAAAACACTACCATCTTCAAAAGAATCAAGTAATTGTTGATTATCGGATCTTCTTTTGTGAACAATGAGTCTTCCGTCCTGGATATGATCCTCTAAATTTACCAGGAAATCGGTTTCTAGGGTGCTAAAGTCGATCCCCGAGTGTTCTTGTCCACTGCCTTCAAAAGTATCTATTCCATGGACCTTAACGTCGTGTTTTCCACTGAGCTCTAGTGCGTCGCACAAGAACCTCGTACCACGGCCGGCGAACGTACCAATTTCAACAATGGTATCTCCGTCTTCACAGTATTTCACCAAGTTCATATACGCATCATGCATACTGAACCACCCTGGTATGTCTAAATATTTATACATCTTCTAACTCCACTAATTCTTTTGCAGAAATAGAAGCATAAGGGTTGATTTCTAACTCTGCTTCAAAGTCTTTCATTGTTTTCCTTTTCATTATTTTCCTTTCTTCCAACCATTCTTGGGGAATTTTTTCTTTTGCATATTTGAAGCCATATAGATTACACCAATCAGCATAAGAAGTATTAGATTTTTTTCCTACTTTTTGATTGGGATTACTAAATACAAATCGAATATCATATTTATCTCCATACTGCTTTCTAATTAATTTATGTTTCTTTCTATCTTTAGTTACGAACTGACCTTTTACTTCTACAATAATTCCATTTTCTAAAACAAAATCTGGTCTGTAAAAAGATTTTTGGTTGTCTTCTTTATTGTAGTAAATGCGTAGCTCTTCAAATCTATAATTGAGTTTGCTATCGTCAAGTTGTTTGGCTATTAGTTCTTCTAAGCCACTATGAAATTTAGTCATTATATTTTCCTTTCTATGTGTCTATTGTATAATTTATTTAAATACCAATGAGCTTTATGAAACTCTTGCCTCTCTTTTTCTTTTTGAGGGTTGTAAGCTTCACACAAATCACATTCGTATCTATTTTGAATATATATACTGGTCATTAAATTAATTGTTGCCCGAACATGGCCCACGGTTAAATCATTTTCTCTGGCTATTTCCTTTAAAGACTTTGATTTACCAACATAAAACAAGAACATTTCGATATTTCTTTTTGTTCTTTTTAATCTTTTTTCTGAGAACTTTCTATCTTTAGACCTTAACCAAGAGTACACCTTGACTACTTTAATAAAATAGTTTGATTGCTTAAACGCCATATATACTTTTTTATTTTTCATGACTGCTCCTGAAGGTATATGATCTCGGTGGCCTCAAACCTTTCGATAACTGATACTCGTAGACCTTACTAATGCCTTTTCGAATTTGATCCATAGCATGATCATAAGCTCTACGTTTCTCGTCGGTATCTCGAAGCCCGTCTTGTTTGTGTTGATGTAAAAACATTTGCAAATAAAACAATGTCTTTTGATTCAGTTCGATGGGAAAGAGTTTTCCGTTTCTACCGTATCTCATTAGTGTGCCTTTCTTTTATCTTTTGCTTTTACAAGCTCTACTAAAACAGCGGACATCCCTTCTTTATCGGGTTCTAATATTTTATATATTGCTTCTCGGAGATCATTAATTTTTTCTTTATTCCCTTCACAGAATTCAGATAACAACACTTCTATTTTGTAAAAGTAATAATTAGTTTCCACTAATAATTCTCTAACTTCTTCTTTCTCTCCTGCCGTCGCCGGTTGAAGATACAACCGAATACCATCTTTTATTTCTTTCTCTGTCATTTGCTTTTTATCCTTTCTTCTAACTCGTTGATTTTACTGATTAAATCGGGTCCGTAATTTTTCTTCTCGGGTGGGTGCGTATCTCGTAGTGGTACATACCAGGGTACTCGTATCCAGGCGTGTTGGTTGAGTAACTTTCTGGCTATATGATCGTACTTATAATTAGTTACGCTTTTGTATTTCAGATCATTATTCTTGGACCACTGATCAAGGCCCTCTTGTAGTTTCATACTTCTTCTTGCCTTTCTGGAAAAAATTCATCTAACCAAAAACGTTTTGATTTCATTTTCTTTTCCTCATACTTTACGATGTTTCCTAGTAATTCGATTAACGTCTTCCTGGTAATCTTTTTACTTTCGTATTGATAGACTAAGTCTTGTAAGTCTTCGAGTAGTGTTGTCATTTCTAGTCCTTTCTTTTGGGATTAAACAATTCATCATAGGTTAATTGCCTGGACTCTTCTTCACTAGAGAAGAATACATCAATGTAATGGTGTTTGTTTTCTTTGATGTAGTCTTGCATATCGGTGAGTATTTGTTCTTTATCCCCGATAAACGTTTTGGAATACATCTTGCCATTACGTTCTTTGACCTTGACTGTTATGTCCATTTCTATATGGGAGAATATCTTGTTTTTGTTTGGTGGTCAATAGTCAATTAACAATTACGAAAGGAGGGATTGTGAGCTGAAAGGATAAGGGCTCACGGACCATTGACCACGGGTAGTAATTTACTATAGAAGAACCATTCACACAAAATAAAAAAAAAATAAAAAAAACTTTCAAAATCCGTTCTTCCGTTCTTCCAAAGTAACTTTAGTTAGTAAAATCAGTAGGTTAGTCCAAAAAAAAGGTTCTTCCAACCGTTCTTCCGAAGAACAAAGTGTTCTTCCAAACCCTATAGGGGAGCAACCTTTTCAAAATTTGTTAAGTTTTTGAATTGATTTTAATAGAAATGTTCTTTATAGAAAATAACTATGAAGTTTAGAAGTCCAGGTGATGATATTGTCCTGACAAAGGAACTTGCGGAAATGAGGGACGAGCTGACTCCCAAACAAATAGAGTTTGCTCATCATCTTGTTGCTCAAGAAAATAGGAAGACTGCTACGGAATGTGCAATTATGGCGGGATACTCACCTAAAACTGCTAGACAAATAGCTTCTCAATTACAAAGCCCCAAAGAATACCCTAAAGTACACGCTTATATTCGTTCTTTACAAGAAGACCTTTGGAATAAATATAAAATCTCTCCGGCTACCCACATGAGAAGACTACATGAGTTGGGACTGAGAGCAGAAAATCCTACATCAAAAGATGTCAATGATTTTGATATGAAACCCGATTTGAAAACTGCATTGGCTGCCGAAATTAGTAGAGGTAAAGCTGCGGGATATTATGAGAAAAAAGAAAAGGTTAAAGATAAAAGTATTGACGGTCTATCCCTGGAAGAAGTGACAGAAATGCTTTCAAAAATGAAAAAAGAAGTTATTATCGAACATACCCCTACTGATTTGGAGAACAATGGATCCGAGGCAGTACAAAGCGACGATCAGTCAGAACAAAGCGATCAACAAGTTCCTTGAAGAAGGATATTATGTGTTCACTAATGTATGTGAGCAAGGCCCAATCGATATCATTGTTGTTAATCCAAAAAACGGAAGAGCTCACTTCTTTGATATTAAAACATCTAAAGGAAGTAGAATTGTAAATGGTAAGACGATTGGTGGTAGTGGGGCAAAACTCAAAACCTACCAAAAAGATCTTGGCGTCAGACTCTGCGTTGTCGAGGGAGAGGAAGTTCGTATTATTGAAAAAAGAGAAACAATCACCAGAAGACAGAAAAAAGAAAACAAAAACCCCTTCCATAAATCGAGGAAGGGAGTCCACCTTTTGGAAGAATGTTAAGTCAATAACTCCGAATATATTTTGGACGAGAATTGAAACTTATGGAACACCTGGAATACCAGATTTACTAGGAGTTTTTATATCTAAAAAATATAACAAGAATATTTCTTTTTGGTGCGAACTTAAATTAACAAAGGTTAACA